CCACCCACATCCGCGTAGATGTCCTCCGCCTTCAGCTTCCACTTGCGAAATTCGCTGATAAACCGCCCCACGCTGGCCATCGTGTCCTTGTCCCGCCAGCGGATGAGTCCTTTGACCACGTTCCCCTGCCGCACCACCATCACGCTCTCGTCCCCACCCGCCGAGAAATCACACCCCGCCGTCAGCCGGTGCCCCTCCACATCCTCCTTCGCCGGCGAACTCACCGCCCGCTGCCAGTCCGCCGTCTTCACCGCCGTCAGACTCCCGTCATCCTCCATGAACTCCGCATAGATCATCGACCGCACCAGCGGATGCCCCTCACCCCAGCGGGCCACCTGCTCCTCAATCCACTCCTTCCGGATGTGCGGACAATCAAACGCCGTTACCGTGAACGTCTGCCACTTGCCATCATTCCTCCGAAACACATCATAGAAGTACCCACTGCTCCCGCCCGGGCTGCTCATGAGCAACGTCCGCGTCGGCTGGCACCGCTCCATCGACTGGAATATCCCGTCCGGCACCGCCTTCGCCTCGTCGACCACATACATCAGGTCCTGACTCGGCCCCTGCACGTGCCAGCCCTCCGCCTTCTCCGCGTTGCTCGCCGAGAACCCGATACACCGGCTCACCAACTCCTGCCCGTCCACCTTCTTGGGGTACACGTACCGAATCTCACCGTCCTTCACCGAGAACCCGTTCTCCTCACCCCCCAACCCGTTGATCATCTTCCGCAAATGCGGCCACAACGCGTCGGCCACCTGCCGGTACACACCCGCCGTGCACACCACCAAGCTCCCCGGCCACCTCAGCATGTGCCAGATCACCGCGCTCGCCGCCACCATGCTCGTCTTGCCCGACCCGTTCGCCGCCTTCAACGCCACCTTCGCGTGCTTCTCGTTCAACGCCCCCAACACCGCCTCCTGCCAGGGGTACACCTCTCGTAGGCCAAGCATCATCTTGGGGAAGTTCTTCAGCTGCTGCGCCTCCTCCAGGAGCTTGCGCTGCTTCCAGGCAGGGATGTGCGAGCCCATTCCAATGGAGCTTGACCTCTTACGCTTGATTTGCTTGACGGGCATAAAATTTGTGGTGGTTGGGAGAGGGGGGTATCACATCAACCCCACCCCCACCTGGGGGGGTGGTACCCCCTGGGTGGTCATATGAGCATACACTCATATAGTCATGAGCTGATAAATCAGGGTCTGATAATCTATTTTATCATACCTTTCCACCCCCGAAGGCACCGAGTAGGGCACCGGAGACTGATAACTCTTTCCCACCCTTTCCGGTGTGTTCCAATTGGGCTCTCGCTACGTAACCTCGCGTCCTCTCCAGCAACCACGCGGAGCCTTGCCAACCTGGGCCCGCGGTACGTACCACGCATGACATATCTAGTTCCCCCTCTAAGCGGGCCCGCTCCAGTTCCGCGGCGAAGTCGGGATTGCGCCGAAGGTAATCATGCCAACCTCCAGCATTCCCGGACGGGAATCCGCACAGGATAGCTACGCGCTCCAAAGGGATCCCAATCTCAGCTGCACGAAGGGCTTTTTTCTTGTCCTCTACGGAAACGATTTTGAGGGGCCTCCCAATCTTCCTCCCATTCTTGGTCATTCCCTTTTCCGGGATAACCTGGACGGCGCTTTCCGTCTCTTTCCCCCTCGTTTCCTTTCCCTTGGCCATATCGGCGCATTCTCCCCTCATTCTCCCCCTTGCAATCTTTTTGTTGCCCGGTGTTGACAAGCGCCGTCTCCTTTGCTCAACTCCTCGCGCGCCCCCACTAGTCGGGGCATCCAAAACCTCATGAAATCCATCGCATCCCTCATCCGTGCTCTGGCCTTCCTGGCCGCGGCCGCGCTAGTCCTTGGCACCCTCGCCTATTGCGTCGCCCATCTAATCATCGGAGGTGCCCTTTGAACGGCTTCATTCTCCACGAGGATTCCTCGCGTGTGATCATCGCGACCGGCTTTGAATCCCCCAGTGACAACCGGAAGACGGGTCCGATGATTCAGATTTGGATCCTCGTTCGATCCATGGACCCCGTGCAAGCGATCCGGGAGGGGCTCGATCGACTTGTGTGTGGAAATTGCATGCATCGCGGGCACGAAGAAAACGGGCGCTTCGGAGTCGGCCGTTCCTGCTACGTCAACGCGGGCCAAGCGCCGTTGGGCATTTACCGCGCATGGAAAGCGGGCGCTTATCTTCCGCTCCCTTCCGTTTCCGTGTTCGCGGGCCGACGCGTCCGCTTCGGAGCTTACGGGGACCCCACGCACCTCCCGCTATCCTTGGCGCTGGCCATTGCGGGCGCTTCGTCGGGCTGGACGGGCTACACCCACCAGTGGCGCAAACCCTCCTTGCAAGGGTGGCGCACGCTCCTTATGGCCTCGGTGGACACGGCCGCCGAATTGATCATCGCAAGGTCCATGGGCTGGAGCACCTTCCGCGTCACTCCGGATCTAGATCACCACTCGATCGAGACTTTGTGCGCTTCGGATCGTGCCGGGACCCCGTGCGCCGATTGTCTCGCCTGCGCCGGAGCCCGTGGGGGGATTCGATCAATCCACATTCCCGTACACGGATCCGGAGCCCGGCATTTCAAGGAAGGGGTGGCCAAGTGACCGACCTCTTCCGCGCGTTGGGATACCTTCTCCTCGGCGCTTTCTTCGTCGGGCTTATGTTCCTATCCGCGCTCTTCGGAGCCTGAGCGCCAATCAATCCCCCCACCCCGAGGAATCCCCTCGGGGCTTTTCTTTGCCCGGAGGTCCCGGCCGGCCGATCCCGTCGGGTCCCGTCGCCACCCCGTCCCCATCCCCGCCCGTCGCCCCCGCGGCCGCGGTGCCCGTGAGTCGCCCCGGTGCCCGGTGGTCTCATGTGCTGCTCATGTATTACCATAGCGCATACGAAATTCGGAATTCGGAATCTGGAATCACAGAACGGGGCGGTAGTGGCATCTCAAGTAGGCCAATCTCCTTCTCGCCCGCAGGACGCTCCGAACCCCCGCTTCCGCTGTCACCACACCATCCGCCAATCAAACGCGCCCCTAGGGCCATCCAGGCTCCAGCGCCGCGCATCCCCCGCTCCCCACCCAACCACCACTCCCACGCTCCGAGGTGCCACATGGTACGGGGGTCCCTCAAAAATAGCCGCCGAGCGCGGGGGGCCTCCAAGCCCCCCAAGCGTCGTCTCGGCGATGCTATTTTTGACTCCCTTTTAAGGGAGTACTAAGACTCCCTTTTAGGGGAGATAGCGGGAGGGGCTGGGAACTTTCTGGGATGCTGATTAGGAGTTAGATCTGTATCCTTGACGGGTGTCCTGGTAGAAGCTACGTTGGTCGTCCCATGAGTTATCTAGAGAATGGTTCCACCCTCCGCGCCATGTTCCGCCTGATGCCGCCCATGCGGCACGACATCGACCCGGGCCGATCCGAGGTTCTGGCCTACATAATGGACAACCTCCGTTGTGATATTGGTAAAGCGATTCGGTCGTTCAATTCGATGCGTCACGTGAAGAGCGCCGTATTGATATACGATCGCATCCATCGCCAATGGCGCGGTTGTGATTGGGTTCCTGCTGAGGAGACGGACAAGGTGTCGATGCTGTTGGCGATGATCACCGAGATGAAGCGGGACATCTCCGCGCTGAGGTCGGAGGACCGGAAGCTGCGGCAGATGATCGGAACGCTGCGGCGGCGGAAGGGGTCGAGGGATGTGGCCGACGATGAGCCCGAGGCCGCCGAGGCTGAGCAGCAAGAAGCCGCTCCCCCCGAGAAGGAAGCGGCTGATCCAGAGGACTATTTCAAGTCTATGCGCGCCGCCCTCGACGGCGAGCCGGAGGCTGTGGTTGTTTCAACTGAGCCCCTGTCATCACCATCGGATTCCACTGGTCCCACACGATACCATTGGGAGAGTGCTGAAGGTTGAGGGTGTTGGACGGGAGACGCGATCCCCGCTTGCAGAAGGCCAGCTGGAACCTGCGAGGCTTCGATTGGCCTACCTCAGCGAGGACCGCGATCTCCCGTGCCCAGTTGGCGAGCTCAG